CCGCCCGCCAGTTCGGCAAGTCGGGGGCTTCTACTTCCGGTGTGGCTGTTACGTTCTGGGGTGAATTTTTATTCAGTTCGTCGGGTGTGAGGGTAGTATATAGCTTCTCAGCCTCTGTCGAAAGACGTGCATTGGCTGCCTCAAGCGATTCCACAAACCGCCTGATGTCGCCGTCGAACTCATCCTGAATACGATCCCACACGGCCTGTCCTTCATCTCCGGCCTTTTCGAGACCGTCGCGTATGATTTTTGTAAGATCGTCAAGACGGGATTTTGTCTCGTCATAAATAGCTTTTTCTGATGATTGAACGCCAAAAAGATAGGCGCCAGCCCTTTGTTCTGGAGATAACCCTTTTGTAATTTCGCCCATCATCTTGTAATATTCTTTCTGGGCGGCATTATATTTATCTAAAGTCTCTACATACTCATCGTATGCCCCAGCTTGGCTTTTTATCAGCAGCAGGTTCTTTTCGTTTTCCTCCATGAGAGACTGTGCCGCCCTCGCCTGCGCAACTTCTATAACAGATGCCCGAAGTTTGTCATACTGCGATTTTAGTTGTCCCGTCATGATCAACTCGGTATCCATATTGCCGAAATACGCCGGATATTCCTCCTGCAATTTTCGGACAGCCGTAGCCCGTTCCTCGTAAGGCTTTGTTAGGTCAGTGGCCGCATTGTAAAGGAGGTTGAGTTTTGTAACCTCCGACTGTGCGTTCAACCGACCTTCCGACATTGCCGCATTCATCTGATTCATTGCAAAGGTCGTGGCGTCTATCGTCTTTTTCCCCTTGAACAGGTTGCCTATCCAATTTACGATGTCCTTGCCATATACCGTGAGCAAGGCAATGCCGACAGATATAAGGCTGTTCCAGCTGAACAAAGCGGATCCCAGCTGTTTAAGGATCGGCACACCCTGCTTGCCTTCCTTCATGGCCTGTTTGTTGGCAGCTCGAAGTTTATTAATTTCGTCGGCAAGCATCGGGATATTGTTCGAGATGGCGAGGAAAAACATATTCGCTCCCATTGTGGCCGACGGCAACTCGCGGACGATCTGCGACACCGATACATTCAGCCCGTTGAATGCCGACTGGTAATTACCCACATTCGAACGGAAATTCCCCAGACGCTGTTCGGCCGCACTGACTTGCGCCTGCATCTTGGATATTCGCTCCGCTATCCCATTGCCTACGGAACCCTCTCGATCGGCGGCCGACAGTGCATTGTATTCCGCCGTAAGGTTACGAATGGATGCACGTAATCCATTTACCGAACCTTCGAGATTCTTCTCCTCTTTGATATTGTCCTGAATCTCGTGCGAGTATAATCGCATCGCCGATTGGAGCGCCTTTACCTCTTCCCTGTTCGCAATCAACTCTTGCGTCGTTTGGGCTACCTGTTCATTATAGGCCTCCTCGTCGATCGTTCCGGCTTTGCGTGCGGCTTTAAGTCCCTTCAAACCGGACTTCAATTCGGAGATACGGTCGTTGAGCGTATCGATACGTTTGGCCGATTCGGACATTCCCTTGATCAAATCCGAGTATTTTACGCGGATATTGATAATTTTATCAATGTTTTCCATTTTGACAAGTTGTTTTATTTTTCATATCTTTGTTTTTAACCAAATCTCAAATCATCATGACAGGCATCTATGCAATCATCGGAATCGTAATGCTGGTATTCGGCATTCTGCAAATCGTTCTTTTCTTCAAACTCTGGGGAATGACGAACGATGTAGGTCAAATCAAGGGTTTACTGTCTAATCTTTCAACTCAAAAAGCCACCGCTGCAATGAGTTCTCATGATTTAGAGCAAACATCGCCCGAACAAAAAACCGAACAAAAAGTTGTCGGGAAATGGCCTGTGGGAACTCTTGTTGTTCATACGGCTACGTGGCAACAGATGCGCATCAAGGAAATCACGCCCGACCATAAATATGTGTGTACACAAGGTAATCTTGTTAGGGGCCCATATACAGAAGGATGTTTGATGTCATATGAAGACTACGTTACTACCATTTTAAGTAAAAACAACTCCAGCGGCTCCATAGTAGGCATTGTGATTGCTCTTATCTGTATTTTAATCATCGCTATTCTATTTTTTACAGCTTGATCAATTTGCACTCGCATATACCGTCCTCGCCGGTGGTGACGGAGTAGATGGCGAAATAGCATCCGTAGACATCGAGGTAAACCCGCCGCGTATAGTCGAGATTGCAGATGTCGGCCACGGTCAGTTTGACGTAGACCGTAATCATGCGGAACTTTTTCAGGATCCGCTGGTAGGCTGCATACCGTTGCGCCACGATACCCTCCGACCCGCCGAAATACATCGTGCGGGGGAATTCGCCATACCAAAAATGCGCTATTCCGTCGGATGTTCTGTCCGTCAGGGTGAGGATGCGGGCCGATGGTTCGTTATAGGTTACATCGGTGGTATTTCCGTCTTTATCCTTTTTGACATCGTAGCATGGAACTACGGCAAATGTCGTCTTGTCGTGGATGCTGTCGGTATTGTTGATGAAACGATTGGCCGAAGCCGAGAAATTCAATGATACCAATTCGTTCTCCAGCTCGATGTTCTCGTTGTCGATGGAGATGATACCCTGCGTGTTCAACATCTCGGCGTCCTCGTCGTTGTCGTAGTCGAGCGTGTTGGTCTGGGCATAATCCCCCATCGTGAACTCCGTCCCCTCCGGCCGCCAGATTTCGCCCCGATCGTTCAGAATCACTTTGCGGCTCCAATCCTGAATCGTTGCGTCGAGATGACTGTCGACGATTCGTCTGTCGGTCTGCGTGTTCGGCGTCCGGTTGTCTCCCGAGCCGACGATGCGGTAATCGTAGTCGATCGTCTCCGTCGAATTATAGAACTGATCGGGCGACATCATGCGGATCGTATTGCTATCCGAACTGTCCGGATAGGCGAAAAGTCCGGCCATTGTCATCAATGCCGACAGGAACTCCGCGTGCGTCATATCCGGCAGGTTCTCGGTAATCGGAAACGGAGAGGGAAACGATATATCGTCGAAATGGGGCGTGATGATGAATCGGGCCGACACGTAGGTTTTGTTGCCGCCGTTCGTAACGAAATTTTCCAAACTCCACCAGACCACATTGTATTCCTTGACGTTTACCTCTTTTTTATCGAAAATGTCGCTGAGTGAAAAGCGGGTAATATCACCGAATTCCCCAATGTCGGACACTTCGAGCAACACCTGTTCTGTATCATCTGTTTTGCGGCCGGCAAGACGCAATGTGACAGGTTTCGTCGCATCCCGTCGATGTCCGTTAAAAACAATAGTCCTCCCGTTATAACTAAGTATAGACACGTCTACTACTTTCGTATTGGCAATATAGAACTCTTTGTAGAATACGATGTCATCGGAAGCTGGTCTATCTATCTTCACCTTGATACCGATCCCCCTCTTGTCCCAGGTCGCATTTTCCTCGTCGAAAAACAGCGGATAATATCCATTATTGCTATTCGTAAAATAGGCGGAACTTGCCTCGAACCGATCCAAGTACCAGCTATCCGGCCCTGAGTTTTTCGACACGAGCGGCAGGATAAAATCCCGCCCGTAACTTGCACGACTTAACGCGGCTTTGTTTGCAATCACAATACCGTGGTACCGTTCTATTGCTTCGAGGACTTTTATCACGGGAATTGACGGATGCGTGTATTTCCAAAATGGACGACCTTCTGCGGGTACGGCCCAATTACCGGAAGAGTCTTTTGCATACTCGATAAGAGCCGCACCGAAATCCACTGCAAAGAATCCGGCGACCTGCGGCGGTATCGTTGTGCCGGTTTTCAAATACTCCGTATTCTCGTTCCACTCGACATAATCCGCTCCTGCCACCTCGATGATCTGCTCGCGCAGATCGCGCAGCGAAGCGTCGAACAACGGCTGGAAGTTGTCGATGTTGCCCCACACGAGTGTGATGTTGATCGTGTCGGTTACGTCCGTAACCATCGCATACCCCCGCGTGAAGACCGGAAAGCCGCCGAGGTAGTACGCTGCCGAATGCTTCCCGTATACCGCCGAATCGTCCAAGATGTCGATGCGGTCGATCAGACCGAAGGCCTTGCGGTTGCGGGGCGTCAGCGGCAGATTGATCTCCGCGCTGCGGTTGCTCTGGATCACGTCGAGATCGTTGAAGACCGGCGACTGGAAGATCAGCGACGGCGTATCTTCCAGATCGCACAACTGACCGTTTATGTAGAGCTCCTTCGTCATAGCGTCAAGTGCTTTATCGAAAGTTCTACCACGCAGTCCTGCATGCAGGCATTCGTCCGCGAGATGTCGCCGTCTTCGACATAGGCGTCGATCCACACCTTCCGCCGGGCGTCGTACAGCTGCACCTCCCGTCCGGAGAGAATCGATGCGCACAGGTCGAACAGTTCACGGTCGACCAGTCCGCTATGGAGCGTATGGGTCGTGGTCGCCGTGATCGTGCGGTGGCGTTCGGGTGTCAGTTTCTCGGAGAGCGTTTCGAAGGTCTCGTCTTCGGATACGTCGTCGACGCGCTCGGTCGGATGCCAGAGAAAGTAACGCATCAATCCCGTTGCATCGCGCCAGCGCACGAACGATCCGCTGTCGCAAGGATTCACCACGACCGTCAGACGCGCGCTCTTCACGGCGCCGGTCGTGCCGCCCGTCGAGACGATCAACTGCCGCTCGCCGCCTCCGAATTCGCGGAAGAAGGTCATCGGAAGGGAGAACACGGGATCGACACGCGAATAGACCTCCCGCCGGCCGCTGTCGGCATCGGTGAAAGCGAAGTCCTGCATGGCGCCCGTATAGGAGTTGACGAGGATCTGCTCGCTGTAATCGAACGCCGGAAAGACCACGATCTTCGACGGCTGGGGCCAGCTGATCGGGGTATCGGCCTGCGCATTGTTCGTCATCGCGCGCGCCGACGCCCCTTTGAGCAGATAGAGCGGCGACGAGGCAATCGCCTGCCCGTCTACTTCGAGGCTGATCGTCGTTTGCGCATTCCCGTCCTGTGCGATGATTTCGAACAGATCGTCCATCGGGAATACGGCCGAACCGTTGATGATCGAACGCACCAACGTATAGCCGCCGACTTTGACAACGGCCGCATTGTATGTCGGCGCTTCGCTGACTCCGACCGTATTGTAGTTTCTCGCCAGCGAAATGGCGGGTGTTAATCTATATTTAGGCATAATCACTGATTGTTTCATTCAACATCGTAAACACGCTGCGGTCGAGCTGCTCGGAGAGTTGCCGGTCGATGTCGTCCACGGCCGGCTGCAACAGGTCGAACAGAATCTCCGTACCGCCGCCCTCGCGGTAGAGCACCGTGCCCTTGCTCCATACGTTCGCCGCCACGGCGTAGGCGTCGATCTCCTCGATGCCGTAGAGCCCCTCTTTGGCCTGCGCCCATCGTTCGATCGCAAGGAGAAAAGCATCGAAGGAGGCGTATTGCGCCTGCACATCGCCCGCAGAACGTCCCTCGTCGACGCCGGCGATCCCCTGCCGGCCGACGAACGCCGCTTCGAAACCGTCGTCGTTCTGTTCGACCTGCGTTTGGAGCGATGCCGCCGTAGCACCCGTGGCCCACTCCGGCACGCCGAGGCTGTTGACCCGCTTTCCGCTGCTGCCCGTCTTCGTTTGCAGATTCGCCACGACCTGCGTGCGCAGCGTATCGAACCGCGCTTCGCACACCTCGATGAATCGCTGCGGATCGAAATAGCGCAGTATCTTGTCGATCCTATCCATTGTTGCAGGTCGAATAGGTCATCGTCGCCTCGCATTCGACTCCGCAGACCAGCTGATCGAATCGGGCGGCGAACGGGGTGATCTTCGTGACCTGCACCTCGACTCCCCGATCCCGCAATGCCTCGAAAAACTCCGCCGAGCGGTCGATCATCTCCTCGACGATCGGCATGACCTGCGTCGCGGTATCGGGTTCCGCTTCGCCGAGGTCGCCGCAGAAGAGGAACTTCGAGGCGCGCTTGTAGACGCCATCGAGATCCGTCGGCGTGATCGTCTCGAAGAATTGCCGCACGACGACCGGATACTCCGTGATCGTCCCCAGGATGTAGTTCGTCTCTTTAAGGCGGGCATAGATATACGAACCGAAGCCGCACGCCCCGGCGGCCTTGTCGATATGGTCGTTCAGCGAGTTTATCTTCACTCCCACGATACGGCGGGCCGGCGGCGTCTGCCCGACGACCCTGTACTCGTATTCCTTGTTGTCGGTCATCTTCTTTTGATTTTAGAGGTTTGTATCCTGCTGAGATTGCGCTGCTCGATCACGTCGTTCGTCGTCGACTCGAAGGCTTCGTAGACGACGCTCCACTCCATGCCGTAGACCGACGCGGGCGATACGGCGCCGTTCATGATCTGCACGTACTTGCGCACCACGGCGGCGATGCCTCGGTCGGGGCGGTCGATCTGCGCCTGCCGCTCCTCGTCGGTCGGTTCGATTTTCAGATCGGCGAATCTCTTCGAGATGGCCGCGAGCGTGTCCATGCAGTGCAGAAAGTAGCGGTACGCACGGATGAACCGCAAATCCGCGACCTTCTCTTTCGGGATGCCGAGCATTTGCGACAACACGTTGACGAAGTAATCGGTGGAGCGATTCGTCTCGTTCAGCACCGCCAGATCGCGCATCGTCATGTGCTTCGGATCGCGGGCCGCAATGCGCCTGTCCGGCAGCCACCGCCGATGCAGTACGCAGCATTCCGGTTCCGCCCGTCTCTTGATCTCTTCTGCAAACCGACGGCTTTCGAGGTTGAACAATGCCGCCCTGCCGATGATGATGTCCCGAACGGTGTCGGTCGATTTGACGATCATAATCCGAATAAGTTTGCGGGTTCGAAAATTGCCGAACAATAGTCCGGCACGGCCCCCAGTTCGACGAGCTTCGGCCGCAGAGCGCAGCATTGGCGCACCATATCGTTCCAAACCTCTACGGCGCGGATGCGCGGACTCGCTTCGTCCGAATATTCCCCACGCTGCACCTTCTCGCCGGCCGGTGTGCCGACCGTAGTATGCGTGCGCAGCCAGTAGAAATAGACATAGTTCGCAATGGGCGAGGTCTTGACCGCCTCGTTTCTGAGCAGCGCAACGATCTGCGGATTCTCCTCCGCCGTCGCCGCCAGTGCCTCACCCAGCAGATTGCGGAGAAATATCGGCTCGTAAATGGCGATGTAGGAGTTCGCCGAATCGATGAGTGCCTGAGCGAGCGCCGTCGGCTTGTCGTCCTTCCGATTGGCGATGCCGGAGATGTAGATCGGATCCTTTTCGAAATAGGTATTGTCGATAATCATGGAAAATGTATTTAGCGGGCGCAGGGGCGATCAAACCCCTGCGTCCTGAAATTACTTCACCCGTTTCTCGGTGGCGCGGCCCAACTTGATGAGCGTCTTGGCATGTACGGGATGCACCTCATAGGCTTTGCCCTTCTCCAGCGTATTGCCGGGGCCGCCGGTTCCGTAGACCGTCACGCGATCGTTGAAGTCCACATTGGTCTTTTCTTCTTTCGTTTCCATATTCTTTTTCGTTTAACGTGTTTGACTTAGGCTGCCACCTTCGAAGACTCGGCAGCCGGTTTCTGCAAGGCGGCGATAATGGTCGCAAACGCGCCTTTGACGAACGCCCCCTGATCGATCGATGCGAAGTACGAGTGCAGACGCTCCTCGCAGATGACCGTGAAGAGATTCTTCTGGAAGTCGTCGTCGACCCACCCGAATTCGACGCGAATGCCTTTGTACGGGCGAACGTTCCATTTGCTCGTATCGGCAACGAGGAAATCGCCGGCCTTGACGTAGGTCGATTCCACGATCTCCACCCCGCGGATGAGCCGGAACAGCTCGTCCGAGATGTAGTGACCCGTCGAATCCTTCGTCAGGTCGATGGAGGCCCGATCCGAAGGGTTGAGCATCACCACGTCGGGATAGAAGTTCAGGTTCCGCATCTGGAGGATCGCTGCGCGGATCGCATCGGCCTTGTTCGCCATTTCGACCGTCCCGTCGAGCGCGGTGGCCGTATAGGTGGCAGCAGCCGTAAAGATGCCTTTGAGATTCACGCCCGTGCCGTTACCGGTGAGCAGCTGTTTCGTGCGTTCCTGAACGAGCGACGTGCGCAGCATGTTGTCGATCTCCGACTGCATATAGTCGAAATCGTCGCGCATCTCGTAGGAGATTTTGGCCGATACGGCCACTTTCTTCGCCGTCGACGTCTCAGGGACATACGACCAGTCCATAGCGGGCTTCAAGGTCCCCTCGGCGATGAATGCAGGAGCGCCGTTGCCGGGCTTGCGATCCACCCACGTGATATTGGGCGAGTTGGTCGAGCCCTTGAACAACCGTTCTACGACGCGCGTGTCTTCGCTCGGCGCGTAATGAATCGTGCGGTCTACTTCGGTGTTGAGCGCTGCAACCGCCGCGGTATTGGCCGCCACGGTGATCGTCGTAGCCGCCGCTTTGATCTCCAGTTCGAGCGCCGTATTGCGTTTCTCCGCGAAAGCGCGTTTCGCCTCGTCGCTCGAAAGGAACGCCTTGATCTGCTCGCGGATCGTGCGGCCCTTGCCGGCGCTGCCGCTCATCGAACGGCGAATCTCGCTCCCCTGCTCCTTGAGAGCCTTCTCGATCTCCTTGATCTTCTCGGCCGACACGCCCAGTTTCCCGAGCGACGATTTTACCGACTCGACGATCTCTTCCTCCGATTTGATCCCCTCGGCCAGCATTTCGAGCTGGTCGTTGATGTGCTTGCCGAGCAATTCCATGCCCTTGCGATCCACATCCGAGAACTCCCCGCTGTCGGGCAGTTCGAATTTCTTGAATTTGAATGCCATGTTTTTCAGTTTTTGATTTGACCTAATTTTTCGAATACCGAACTGCGTGAAGTGAGTGGCGCGGGGGCCGGCTCGGCTTTGAACATCGACAGTATTCTGCTGTGTACTTTTTCGTATTCATCGGGCGCGGTCTCCCGTAATGCCTTGACATATCGTTCCATGTCGTCCAAGGCTTTCATGTCGCCGATATACTCCGTGTGCTCGTTGGCGCCGAAGGTGACGACCGAAATCTCGTGCAGAATAATCTCCTTCACGATCAGGCAGTCGAGGTCGGGATCGTAATCGCATTTGTCCCATACATACCGATAGCCTATCGAGAACTGGTTGAGCACCCCTTCGTGCATCTGCACCCATGCGCGGCGAGCGTCCGGCACGGCATCGAAATCCGAGAGCTGCACCGTGGCGTATCCGCCGTCGTCCTTCTCCTCGATCGACAGGATGCGGCCGATCGGGTTCTTCGTCTCGTGCTGCCACAGGAATTGTATCTTCCGGTTTGTCGCAGAAGCCGGCCCGCGCTCCTGAATACTCTTGCTGATGCAGCCCTTCATCAGCATGTCGCCGTCCGAATCGACCGTTCCGAACGAACAGAACTTCACGAGAATGATGTGTTTCTCTTCGTCCACGACATCGGCCTTCAATATCGGCGCTTGCTTGAAAGCCCCGCCGCGGTTCATGACTTTTTTATACAGTAGTTTGTCCATTATTCCAGAATGTTTGCAATGATGTTTTTCCCCTGTTGCTCGGTAATGAGACCGGAGGCGATCGCGTTGCTGGCAGCCGTCACGGCCGCCGTCAGCGAATCGGCATACAGCCGCTTCGCTTCCTGGAAGATCGACAGGTGATCGAAATAGGGAACGATGCGGAATCCATCGAACCCGTGCGCCGCGTTCAATACCTCCGATATTCGCTCTGCATCCGGTTTGATCGCATCGTTGTACAATTTGACCTCGGCCGCCGTAAGATTCGCATAGGTCGTACCTTCGGTGTCGATCAGTACATACGGCACTTGATAGGCATCGGCGATCTCCTTCTTGGCATTGCGCTGCACCTCCGTGAGATTCATGTCCTTCATGTTGGCCGAAATCTGCACGAAAGCAGCCTTCAATCCGGTCACGATGTACTTATATTGGCCCTTCATCACGCCGTATCGCCGCAGGGCCGCTTGTGCCTGCTCCCGATCCTCCTTGTTCTCCGGCAACACGGATGTCCGGAAATCCTCGCTGTTCAACGAGATGATACCCAATGCCCCTCTGTTGATGATGAGTTCGTTCTGCGCCTCGAATGACGACACGAAAGGATTGACGGCGTTCTGCAAGGCTGACAGACGCGACTGCGATGCTCCGAAGATATTCGGATTATAGGCCGAATCCCGCACGACGAACATCTGATCCCGATCGACACGAATTTGATAATCGTTGATCGAAACCATATAATAATCGATCTGCGGATCGGGCCGGAAACCGGTGAATTCGGAGGTCGTCACCTCCTGAACAAGCGGATTCGGAATCACGTAGAGTTCGTAGGCCGTGGGCACACCGACCGGCTCCCAGCGAAGAATATAGGCTTTTCCATAAATATCCTTGAAGGCTTCGATCATCGCCGTGAAATCCTCGATCGTTTGAAAGTCATTCGGATGCTTCCACCTGCTCAGTTCCTCCGTGCGACCTGCGACCTGGCGAGCGTCGTCCGACGGATCGACAGCCCACCAGCGGGCGTTGCGAATTGCCGCGGATTTCTTGGTCACGACCGAAAACAACGCGCTGCACCGAGCGTAAGCGATAGTCTGTCCGGCAACGGTGTCGCAGTTGATCGTACTACCGCTGCCCAATCCCATTGCCGAGAGAAAATCGCGCACAGAGACGAACCGCTGTTCCTCCGCTGTCGGAGTTCCGCACTCCGGTTTTGTCGTCAAGTCCTGACTTTTACTTCGCCACTTCAAGCTGAATCTCATTGCACATAGCCTTTGAAGCAAATGTAAGGGCGATAAAAGAGGGTTCTCCGAACTTTTCGCTGTTTTTTCATTTTCGGCGGTTGCAGACCCAATAGAGATACTCCATTACGGCGTATCGGGCCGCATCCCACAAGTGATTGAATTTGTCGATCGGCTGGTTGATCGTAATGCCGTTCACCGAATCCCATACATAGGAATTGGCCTCGGTTTGGAAATTACGGCTTCGGACGATATGGAGACGGAACGATTTGACCATGTGAATTCCGTCCGTCACGGAACCGGCATATTTCTTCGCCTTCACCACGCTGAGCCCGCGCAGCAGCAGGCCGTCGACCATCGAGTCGGGATTTTTAGCGTATTTGTCCGCCGAGTCGGCGAATATGGGCATCCGCCCGACCACCCCCTCGATCGCATCGTAGAGCAAGGCCGGATCGGAGCAGGGTGCATAAAACTCTTCCTTCATGTATAGATCAAGCCCCCGAAGCCCCAGACGGACGAGCGCCGTAGGATCGTTCGTAAATCCGAAGTCAAGGCCGAACACGACCCTTTCCAGGTCGGACGGAAATTCATCGATCCAGTCGATATTCGGATAGACAAGACCCTCTTTCGCTGCACGGATTCCCAATCCATAGACTTTCCATCGCCACTCGTCGGCCGTGCCCGCAGCAATGTTCGCCGGTGTAGGTTCATAGGATTCGATTTCTCGTATGACCCCAGGCGGGCAGAACGGATTGTCTTTGTATGTCGTGTGCGTAAAATAGGTGTGCGGCTGCCCTTCCAGTTCGAAGGCCCAATGTTCGGTATATTTGGGATTCCAGTCGCCGATGACCATCGTCGTGCAGCGCATCGTGATATTTTTGTACTGCTGCTTCGAGATGTCGTCCAGCATCTCGTTGATGTAGATGATGTCGCAATCGTATCCTTCACGGCTATCCATTCTGTCCAATCCGCGGAAATGGATCACGGAGTTGTTGATATAGTAGTCGGGATGTTGATTCTCGCTGCGCATCGCATCGGGATCGTAGACGCCGCGCAGGGTCAGTTTCTTGCGGAAATCGGCAAGGGTGATCTCCTTGCAGGCCTGCAACGTATTTCGATATACGAAGATATTGAGCGGGGATAGTGCGAGCGTACAGATGTCGTACAGAAAATCGAAGGCATCGTAGGTCTTCCCCGAACGGCTCGACCCTTCATTAAAAATCTTCAACACCGCATCCTGTTCCCTGTACTGCATGTACCGATACATGAGGTAACGATACACTTTCCCCCGATAGGTGCGGATGTCAGGCAGACGATGCATCGGCAGGCGGTGTTTTTTCGATCGACAACGCATCCTCCGCGTCTATTTGAATGACGACGGGAGCGACGGCAGGATTTTCTATCTTTCCGGATAGTTTCACCTCCTTCGGCGCTGCGTAACCCAACATGTTCATGATGCTGTCGAGACTCTTCTGCTTGTCGTAGCACTCGATCTTCACGAACTCCTCGACAATCTCATCGCCATTCGAAGCGATCCGTTTGACCTGTTTGGTATTGATCGACTTTATACATGCCTTCTCATCGTCCGTGAGCGACTCGAACTCTTTAAGCGACACCCAGCCGTTACGAATGCGGGTCGCATCCGAAAAGGCGATCTTCTGGTGCTCGCGGATGATCTGCAAGGCCGAGATGCCCGCAGCCTCGGCAAGGTGAGTTTTCAGATATTCGATCCTCGCTGCAACCTCGCTGTTTTGTAATAGCAGATAGGCATTATTCCATACCGTGTTATCGCTCATGTTCGAACATCTGTAAGCATAGCGATATGCCTCGGACGCATTACCGCATTCGAGGTACTTATTGCAAAACTTTTCCTGTTTGATCGTGAGCTTGCCCATATATGCAAAGATCGCCTATCGGGGAGACGATTCTTTCAACTTTTCGCTCTTTTTCATTGCCTGATATAGCGGTATTGTAGGTGTGCATGTAAATCATGCCACTCTTCGATCAGTCGGGGATGCCGTTCGACAAATGCCTCCCACTGTACGCGGCGCAGATAGACCCGCCCGTTGCGGACGACTGTGCCGAGTGTCCGATCCACTCGAATCGATTTCCATATCCAACGTGTCGAAATGCCGTACTCATCGGCTGCGGCCTGAATTGAGATAAAATGGTTCATTGCAAATCCCGAATTAATTACTACCTTTGTTCTTGGGTGAGGGGTGATTCTTCGGGATCGCCTCTTTTTATATCAAACAATTACACCTGTTCTACTTTCCGGAATATTACATCCGTCCCATCCTCTCGTTCGTACCAACGACAGTTGCCTGTCATCTCGTTGTAAGAGCAATTGCCAAAACGCGCACAATCCCGACATGCACATCCCTCTTTATTCGGATCATACCCTACAACCTCTACGGTCTCGCCTTCATACACGAACCGCTCGCCGACCGGACGGGTGTAACGTTTTTCATCTCTGGGTTTCAGGGCTTCCCTACCTTTCGAGTTTCACCTCCTCGTCCATTCCGACGATACCCCGCCGGCGCAGGCGCTTGATAAAGTTCTTCATGTTCAATGCCTGCTCATAGTAACAGTCCTTTTCGACCTTGACACGCGATTTGCGGTCGCTCTCGACCTTCATGTTCTCAGGATTCAGCCACGAATCGGCCGACACCTCCACTTCCGCTCTCGACGCTGTCCGCGTAACCGTATTGAATTTATAGAGGGTATGACCGGGCACCCGAACCAGTTGCCCGATCAGTTTGTATTCGTTCTGCTTTCGTTCGACGGCCTCGATCTGCGCTTTGGCTATCTTATCGTTCGTCACGCCGTCATGTGGAGTCAAGATGTCCATCGTTCTATTCGTTTTCGTAAATCGGTCGCCAGCCGATAACGACACCGTGATGTCCGAGCGTATTACTGAAATAAGAGTCATACCAATATCCAACGGAATACATAGTTTCGTCATTCCCAACAAGTTGTATTTTCAATAACACGTCCTTGCCACGCTCGGGTGAATCCTTCGGATTGCGCCAGCGGAGCAGTTCGTTCCGTTCACTCATAGCACCTGCAACAAATCCACGTCTTTCCAGCATAGATAGATATCCCAATCTGACCGGAAGCATTTCGTCAGGATCAAGGGGGGGGGTCGATTACGGCTTCTTTTGCCCGTTCTTTAATCGTTTTCATATTTCGTTCAGTTTATAGCGACCTTTTTATTCCGAAGTAAAAGTCCTTTTTCTACCAGCCTTAAACAGATAGGGGAAGCCCAACAACTATGGTGTGCTCCGGAAAACCCGAAAGTTCGAGCGTGTTCAGTCCCTATCACCGACGGCGACACATAATCTTTACCTTTCAGGTAGGATATTATCCACTCTTCGCTTTTCGTCAGTTTCATATCTCGTTTAGTTTTTGGATAAATGATCTCAAATCTTCACACAGCGCAGGGTGGCAATCCCTGCCGATCCCGCCACAATCGTCCTTGTATTTGCATGAGGATTTGAATGCCTCTATTGCCTTTTCACGCATCCGCTCCTCGGTTTCTTGCTCGGCGAGTTCGGCCGCACGGGTCATTGCAGCCCGGAGCTGCCATTTGGCGTGGTCTGTCATCTCCACCGTGAGATGATCCATACACCCGTCGATAAATTCTTTTGCTTCTTTGCTTTTCATTCCTCGGTCAGTTTTTGGATAAATTCGTCGGCTATCTTTTGGGGCATATCGCCTTGAAAAATGCCGCCCATCATTTCCTTGACAATCTTATGCGCTTTCTCACGCATCCGTTCCTCGGCCTCCTGCTCGGCGATTTCGACACACTCAACCGCTCGGCCCTTCATCATGGAAGGTGCTGCATCACGGCTATTGCCAACGGCATATTTTTCAATAAGCTCTTTTGCTTTTTGGCTTTTCATCATTCATCTCCTTTCAGCATTTCGGGGTTGTCGTGGATATTCCCGATGACCCACATCTGATATGAATCATCAAAGCAATCGGAGATTTGAAAAACATCAACGTCCCCAAAGTTCACGACGAAACATCCGTTTTGCCATTCGACAACTCCGACGCTTTCAAATTTGTCGGTAAGGACGTCGCCCTCATAGACCTTTCTCGTGTTCTTGTCTTTCATCCCCGTGTATTGGCCGACGGTAGCGGGATCGACCTCCCATACGCAGGGGTACGATGCAATGAAATGCCTTACCTCGCCTTCGCAAAGGCCTTGATAGTAGAACCCTGTTACCCAGCCATCAGCAGGGCCAGTTTGTGTATTGTTGTCGTGGCGTCTGCCCCTGAATTTAATGTCTTTCATATTCACCTTTATTTTACCGGTTATCTCCGTCACCCTCGATAACACCGCGTTCCTGTCGGCTGGAAAGTTTGTTGAGGTTGGCCCAGCACACATTCTCCAAGCTCCAACCAAACTGTCTGGCAAGACCAGCGCAGAACCACATGATGTCGCCAACTTCGTACATTAGTTCCTCAGCAAGGTACCCCGCATCTTTCGGAGGCGCAGAAAAGACAACTCTGTCACCATCCATACGGATGATCCCTTTCCGTTTCCACTTTGCGATTTTGTCAGCAACCTCCCCCACTTCTGCCATAAGACCGAACAACATGTAGGTGTCATTCTTGCAACTCTCCATGCAGGTCGTCATCGCCCGCTCTTGATACTCATTCAATGTCATATCTGTAACTATTTCGAGATTTTGTCAGAATCTCGCTATTTCAACAACTTCATCTCTTATTACCGAGGCATCTTTGAATGATGGCATCCCTCTTATCGTCGGACGACATCCCCCACTTATCTCGGTCAACAACTATATTCCCAACGTAGTCTCCCGTATTTTTGTAGACCGACACAACTACATCATTGCTGCCTCGTAAGGGTTCTGTAATAAAGAAAGCCATCTTGTCACACATTTAATGGATACCCATTCGTTACCAGCCATTCAATAGTCTCGATCAGTAAGTCTACGAGAGAATCAGAATCTTTCCACCAAGCATGTCCGCAGCAGTTCCCATAAAACAAGCACCAATTGGAACCTGTGGATGTGGTCACGTTAATAGGTAGCTCGTTTCCACGATTATCGTGGAGTATCTTCGGGAGCATCTGTAACAAATCCGCAACCGTGAAAGCGGGAATCAATTCCTCATCCATGACTTTGTATGCCGCATATCGGAAGCATACGTTGTAATCGCCGGTAGGTTTGAACTGTCTCGTCCGTTCATCGAACGTCCAGTTAGGCACCCATACCATGCACGCTCTGTCATCGGGAACACCCAGTTCCAGCAGCCACTTCGACTGTTCGATGCTTGTTACTTGATTTATCATCCTTTATAGTTTTTGAATTCCACACTCTTGAAAATCGCCCGATGATTGCACCAGCGGGCCAACCGTTTCTGCTCATTTGTCGGCTCGACGTTATTATCGAAATCCCTGTATGGCTGGGCGAACGAGAGTACTCCCAATTTGCGCAAAGCATTGATTCGCTCCAATGCGTCATCGACATCTTGAATCAGGCAGTAGACAAAATCCGATAAGGCTTAACACCTCGACGTCCCAATTCTTTCACACACTTGGCTACCGGTTCCATCTGTGACATCCGGTCACAGGCGAATCGTATCTGATTCATCCATTTCACGCGGGACAACAAGTCGAGGATGAAGGCGTCGTCGCAAGCCTGACGTGCATCCAGACCTTGATTGAAATCTACGGAGATACCCATACGGACGATCTCCTCGATCTGTTCCAACCCGAAGTCCGACGCCAGCACATTGTTGTCGAGCAGCACGGCGCGCCGTTTGTCGCCGATGAATTCACGAAGCGGCGATGCCGGACGGATCGAGCCCTCCTTATGCGGAACGATGCACCACGGGCAGCGGTTCACGCATCCCCGCGTCAGAAAGCCATAGGCTTCGTCCACTCCGTACAGCGAATAATCCGGACAGCAATGTTCGATCTCGTCGGGCAGCGTCGTCGTGTAGTCTTTATAGCCTGTGCCGGCACGTACGACCTCGCAAGGGTAATAATCCGGACAGTCGGGCGTGAAGGTGAAGACCTTCGACATGTATACCCGATCGTAATGCCCGAACATCGGGTCGGCGAACTCTACCATATCGCCCTGCGACTTATGCCACGCCGACAACTTCATCAACGCGAGATTCGGAAAATGATGCCCGTCGACATCTACGAGGCCTATTCGCATGATAATTTTATGAATTTTCCCTTTATCTTCGATTCTCTCAAGAGTCGTATATTCTCCCGCCCGTAGGCAACCAATACTGACGGAGCCCCGGAATTGTGTGCCGCGCGTTCACCGGTCACGTGATAGAAGTATAAGCGACCTTCAATGAACAAAACCGCATCGGCCTTGTTCCACACTTGCGAAAAGAATGTTTTAGTTTCAGTTCGTGCGAATATCAATGCTATCCCATTTCCATGTTGAGCCATCCTCGCAAGCCATTTGGCAGCTTCGTCATATGGAGGATTGCACTAAACTCGTCCTTTCCATTCCTTGTGCAATCCATCGTCAACAATGGTGTAGTGATGTTTTGCTGTCGGCCAAGGACGGACTACTGGAGCACAAGGATCCAAATCAAATGATCCGAGAGCATCGATAATGTCGGGAGGTGTCAACCATTCGGTTTTGAGTGATCGCGCACTTTGATGAGAGCCGATTCCTGATTTCAACATAGTTCGTATTCATTTATCGTTTCGAAAATCCGCAGCGCCACCTGCGGGACTATGGTGTTGCCGTAGGCTTTGATCGTCCAGCCGGCCCACGCGGCCGCCAGGTCGAAGCCGCCGATGCCGCTGAATAGAGAACCGTGCGTCATTGGTACTCCACCGCTGCTCTGCGATCGATGAAGAAATGAATACCCGGTGCGCATTCGCTCCACCTGTTATCGTCGAAATCCGGAACTTCGACTGTGGCACCGACAGTGTAGACGAAGTTTTTGTCATGGTCGGAACGAACGGTATCCTCAGTTGCCTTGGTGCCGTCCATGTTCTGAATCTCCAT